AAAACATCAATTGAAAAAGTCATCTCAACAAACCCAGACTTAGAAGGATTAGCACTTAAAAAAGCAATTAAATCAGATGATGATGTAAAATCTGCTTTAGGTGATGGTAAAATATATGATACTCAACTTAATAAATTTATAGCTTCATCCAAAGATGGTTCAAGTGATAAAAAAGTTGAGAAAGTAAAAGTTGCTAAAAAAGTAAAAAAATCAAAAATGGATGATGAAGATAAAGCAGCAGTTAAAGCTGGTAAATCTGATGCAACTGTTAAAGCAATCCTCACAACCCCAGAAGAGAAAAAAGAAAAGTTTAACTTAGGTCTTAAATTCATTAAAAAATATAAAGATGATAAGGCTAAAATTGATGCTTATCTTAAAAAAGCTAAAGAAGAGTATAAACTACCATCTAGTATGATTAAAGATTTGAAAAGAACAGCTGGTAGAGATGTAGCATCTTAAAAATTATTATGAAACAGGTTATAACATTAAATAAAACTAAATTAATCCTTATAGGGATTATATTACTATTAATATTAGGTTTAACATTATCTCTTTATAGTAGAGGCAATGCCCTTTACACTGTAGATCTATATCAAAAACAGATCGATAGTTTAGATGTAGAACTAAACCATCTTCAAGAGGAACAACTTAAATTTGACTTAAATATACAAAAATATAAAGATAGTCTTATTGTTTACAATCATGAAATCGATTCAATAAATTTAAATATAGAAGAAATACAAAATTATTATGGTGAAAAGATATCTAACATTAGCAATTCTACTCCTACTGAGTTACGTAAGTTTATCACAGATAGATACAAGTAGTATTTGTTTCCCCTATAATATAGTTCAAAAAATTTCAATTGAGTTAATTCAAAAAGATTCACTTGAAAGTGAACTCCACGAAACACAAAAACTAATACAAGTATTTAAATCTAAGATTGAAATTCAAGATAGTATAATTTCAACTCAAGATGATAAAGAATCTAATCTTTTGGGTCAAATCCAAAATCTAAGTGAACAAGATGAAATCCACACTAAAGAAGTAAAAAGATTAAGAGGTGAAAATAACACTTTAAATCGTAAAAATAAAAACCTAAAAACCACCACTAAAATACTAGGAGGGGGGTTATTAGGTACTATAGTTCTACTAATAGTTCTAATTTAAATTAGTTAATGAGTCAGGATATAAAACAAATATTAAGGGAGGAATATGTAAAATGTGCTACAGACCCAATTTACTTCATGAAGAAGTATTGTTACATCCAACACCCACAAAGAGGTAGAATTCAGTTTCAATTATTCCCATTTCAAGAAAAAGTACTTAAATTATTTCAAGATAACCCTTACTCAATAATTCTAAAATCAAGGCAGTTAGGTATATCAACATTATCCGCAGGTTATTCTTTGTGGTTAATGATATTTTTTGAAAATAAAAACGTACTAGCCTTAGCAACAACACAGGCAACAGCACGTAACTTAGTTTCTAAGGTGCAATTCATGTATGAAAGTCTCCCCTCATGGTTGAAGATAGGACATGAAGAAAATAATAAATTATCACTTAAATTAAAAAATGGATCTAAAATCCAAGCCAAATCATCCAGTCCTGATGCCGCACGATCAGAAGCAGTATCTTTACTAGTAGTTGATGAGGCTGCCTTTATTGATAATATTGCTGAGACATGGGCATCAGCACAACAAACACTAGCAACTGGTGGTGGTGCTATTGTATTATCTACTCCTTATGGTACAGGTAACTGGTTCCATAAAATGTGGGAAGACGCTGAAAACTCAATTGATAGTGAATTTTTACCTATTAAACTACCCTGGCGAGTCCATCCTGAAAGAGACCAAGCTTGGAGAGATAAACAAGATATTTTATTAGGTGACCCTAGATTAGCAGCACAAGAATGTGATTGTGATTTCAACACTTCTGGTGATACTGTTTTTTATAGTGAGTTTATGGATTTCTATAAAGAAACATATGTTAAAGACCCCTTGGAGAAGCGGGGAGCTGATCGTAACTTATGGATATGGGAACCGGCAGACTATTCTCGTAACTATATGATAATAGCCGATGTAGCTAGAGGTGATAGTAAAGATTATTCTGCATTCCATATTATGGATATTGAAACAAATACCCAAGTTGGTGAATATAAAGGCCAAATTGGAACTAAAGAATATGGGCACCTATTAGTAGGAGTCGCAACAGAATATAATAACGCATTATTAGTGGTAGAAAACGCAAATATAGGTTGGTCAACAATTCAAACAGTGATTGAAAGAGGTTATCAAAACTTCTACCATTCACCAAAAAGTGGAGAGATCAAAGCTGATTCATATTTTAATGAATATTCAGATACCTCAAAAATGGTACCTGGATTTACTATGAACTCAAGAACCAGACCAATTTGTATAAATAAATTTCAAGAAGCTATCGCTGATAAAGGCACAATAATCCAATCAAAAAGGTTATTGTCTGAAATGAAAACATTTGTGTGGAAAAATGGTAGAGCAGAAGCACAATCAGGATTTAATGATGATTTAGTAATGTCATTTGCAACTGGTCAATATGTTAGATCAACAGCTCTACAATTTAGTAAATATGGAGAGGATATGTATAAAAGCATGTTAAATGCTACAAACACACATAATACACCTTACCATGGAGGCTATTCAGGAACGTCACAAAAAGACCAATGGAAAATGGATAATCCATATTCTAACGGAGAAGAGGATATTAGATGGTTACTTTAATATTTATAACTATATAATTTAAATAAAAATGGCAGATAAAGGCTTATTTTCAAGATTACAACGATTATTTTCAACTGATGTTATTATCAGAAATGTGGGGGGTGATCAACTAAAAGTATTAGATGTAAATACCATCCAACAATCAGGTGAATTTCAAACAAATTCCCTAATTGATAGATACAACAGACTATATACCAACTCTGGTACTTCAATGTATGGAATCCAAAATACATTCAACTACCAAACTCTAAGACCACAACTATATTCAGAATATGATGCTATGGATACGGATGCTATTATTGCATCTTCACTAGATATTCTAGCTGATGAATCTACTCTTAAAAATGATATGGGTGAGGTATTGTCTATTAGATCAACAGATGAAGATATTCAAAAGATACTTCATAACTTGTTCTATGATGTATTGAATATAGAGTTTAATATTTGGCCTTGGGTTCGTAACCTATGTAAATACGGAGATTTCTTCCTTAAATTAGAGATTGCTGAAAAATTCGGAGTATATAATGTTATTCCTTACACTGCATTTCAAATTGAAAGACAAGAAGGATTTGACCCTGAAAATCCAACTTCAGTAAGATTCAAATTTGATCCAGAAGGTGTTGCTTCTACTAGCTATGGTCAATATAGTGTTCCAGGTGCAGGTGCAAATGGTAACTCAATATTGTTTGACAACTACGAAATGGCTCACTTTAGATTGCTAACTGATACTAACTTCCTCCCTTATGGTAGAAGTTACATTGAACCAGCACGTAAATTATTTAAACAATATACTCTAATGGAGGATGCAATGTTGATCCACAGAATTGTTAGAGCACCTGAGAAGAGAGTTTACAAAATCAACGTTGGTAATATTGCACCTGCTGAAGTAGAAAACTTCATGCAAAAGACAATATCAAAAATGAAACGTACTCCATTTATTGATCAAGAAACTGGAGATTACAACTTAAAATACAACATGCAGAACTTACTTGAGGATTTTTACATCCCAGTAAGAGGTAATGATCAAGCAACTCAAATTGATACATTAGGTGGACTACAATATGATGGTATTACTGATGTTGAGTATTTGAGAGATAAATTATTTGCTGCTCTTAAGATTCCAAAAGCATTCTTAGGATATGAAAAAGATTTAACTGGTAAAGCTACACTAGCAGCTGAAGATATTAGATTTGCTCGTACTATAGAACGTATTCAAAGAATATTCATTTCAGAATTGAATAAAATCGCTTTAGTACACCTATATAGTCAAGGATACAGAGATGAAAACTTATCTAATTTCACATTAGGTTTAACAACTCCATCTATCATTTATGACCAAGAAAGAATAGCATTGATGAAAGAAAAAATGGATTTAGCTGCATCAATGATTAATGAAAAAGTATTCCCAACAGATTGGATATATGATAACATCTTCCACTTGAGTGAAGATCAATATGATGAATATAGAGACTTGATTAGAGAAGATGCTAAACGTAAATTCCGTATCTCACAGATTGAAAATGAGGGTAATGATCCTTACGAGACTGGGGAGTCATATGGTACACCACATGATTTAGCTTCACTATATGGCAAAGATAGAATGAATGCTGATCCATCTAAAGTCCCATCTGGTTATGATACTGAAGAGAAAAAAGATTTAGGTCGTCCTAAAGAAAAAGTAACTAACAGAAATTCACAAGATAGTGCATTTGGTAAAGACAGAATAGGAAGTTTAGGTATGAAAAAAGATAACGATGCTTCTAAATCTGTTAAACCACAATACAAAGGAGGTTCACCACTTTCATTACAAGAAAAAGAAATGCTTAAGCAAGTACCTATGGGGAAAAAGTTAGTATTTGAAAAAAAGAATGAAGAAGGTTCAATGTTAGATGAAAACCAGTTAAGAGATTAATATCTTTATATATTTATAAATAAATAATTTCAATAGAATGAAAATTAAACATTCGAAGTATAAAAATACTGGGATTCTCTTTGAACTCCTTGTTAGACAAATAACTTCAGATACACTCGAGGGTAAGGAATCCCCAGTTAATGAATTACTTCAAAAGTATTTTGTCAAAACCGAATTAGGGAAAGAATACAAGTTATATGAAACTCTTTTAAACCGAACTAGTTTAACTGAAACTAAAGCTGATATTATTATCACTACCCTACTTGAGTCTTCTAAAACTCTCAATCGTAGAGCGATTAAAAAACAAAAATACAACTTAATTAGTGAATTGAAAAATCATTATAATATTAATGAATTTTTTAACCATAAATTACCTCACTATAAAGTTCATGCTGCATTCTATACATTACTAGAATCACAAAATACTCCTAAACCAACTTCCCCACAATTTATTATCTCTAATAAGATAACTATTTTGGAACATTTAACAGCTGCCCCAATTAATGGTAAGATAACTGAAAATGAAGTTTTAGAAGAACTTAGTAAAGAAGATAAAGACATTAAGATGTTGACTTATAGAATCCTTCTTGAGAAGTTTAATGACAAATATGAAACATTAGCTTCATCTCAAAAAGAAATTCTAAGAGAGCTTTTATATTCTATTGATAACCAACCTCGTCTCAAAGAATTCTATATTACTAAATCAACTGAAATTAGAAAAGAATTAACTGAATTAAACAAATCAGTAACAGATAAAGTTACCCAAATAAAATTAAACGAAGTAATAACTTTACTTGACGTTGTAGATGTTTCTCGCAAAATAACAGATGAAGATTTAGTAAATCTACTTCAATATTGTGATTTAGTTAATGAATTAGAGAATGTACATGCAGCAGTTTAGAGATAAAATATCATCTACTATGCTATCCTTGAAGGAAGCAGAAGATTTTATGGCAACTCAATCTGATGTTGACCCAGAAACAGGTACTATTACTTGGGATATCGAT